CCCCACTCTCGGGGGATCCTCCTACCACACGAGGTATCTATCATGCGTCAATTTGCTGACTTCAACAACTTCATCGCCTTCGGTAACTTCGTGAGCATTGACCTTCGAGTCAAGGTTCGCAACGTTACCTCTGGTAAGCTCGTAAAGACCTTTTCGGTCAATACAAAGCTTGCCGAATATACTGTCCTTTCAGACGGTACGTTCGACGCTGAAGAGGTTCTCGTCACGCTTCGGCGTATGATCGATGACCTCGCAGCGATGTGCAACAATTCCGGCTTTCCGGTAATTGGTGAACATCTCAGCAACCTTAACGACGCTTCTTATGACGTGACGGGTGACGAGAGTTCGAGCGCCGGGATCTTTTTCCTGGTCGGACGCCTCTTCGCCCTTAATCACGACATTTGCAGTGTCGTTTGGGGTTGAGTGTTAGGAAATCCCCTTAGAAATAAGGGCTTCCGTCTGTAGGGCACTTTAGGCTTTTGGCCTTAAGCGTAACAGGGTGGCACGGTCGTTAATCTCCTCTCAGCCCTTCTAGGCTCATGAGGCGACGTGCGTCTGTAAGACCCCCCCTACGGGGCTGGCTTTTAGCTGCTCCAAACTGTAACCCCAGGAAAGGACTGTGTTCTGCAAAACCTTCTGATGAGGACGCCATCGATCTTTGATACGTGGTCGCAGCCATCCTCTGGCTCGGTAACGTATCAAGCGGTGTCTTCCTCGTCTCGGTTCTTGTTCAGGACACAGACAGGTTACACAGGGACCCGACCCAAAACCAAACCTTACCCGCCACACGCTTACTCTCTCCATCTCGGAGATTGTCGTTTCAATTACGAATACGACAATGTAAACTTGTCGACGGGTGGTCACGGCTGGGGGTCTGGGCCGATCCTTGTTCCAAACACCAATAACTCAATCGTGTTTAACGATGAGGATGGTGCGCTTAACAGTACGTTATACAATGAAGCTTTGGCTAAGCTCACGGACTCCGTTCGGGGAGATCTTGATCTCTCCGTGGACCTCGCTGAGTGGCACCAAACTGCTAAGATGTTTAACGTCACTGATAAGCTGGTCGACTATACGCATAACTTCACACGCAAGGCGTCTTTTGCCAAGGCTTTAATTGTCGGCGGTGTTAAATCCGCTTCCAATGCCTGGCTCGAGTACGTCTACGGTGTTAAGCCTCTGCTTTCGTCGATACACGGCCTTGCAGAAGAAAACCTGCGGACCGTGATAAACAAGGTGTCTCGGCACTCTGCTCGTGCTAGTGGGAAATATGAACCGCGTACCGTTACGATACAAACCATATACGGCCCTTGGACCAACCCGATATTGAAATCAGATCTGAAAAGATCCTTCACATTCGGTATTGACCTAAGGGACGATCAGTTTGACATCGCTCGGTACTCGAGTCTAAACCCCATCAGCATCGCCTGGGAGCTCACCCCCTACTCGTTCGTCGCAGACTGGGTGTTTAACGTCGGCGGATATCTCCGTCAATATGAAACATACCTACTCTTCGCGAATAAGTTCCGTGGCGGATTTTTGACCACGCTCACGGTGGGTGATGTCACATGGGACTGGGGCAGGACATCGATTCCGGGTTATAAAGTAAACATCGACCGTTTCCACGGCGATGCACACGTTATGTCCCTTGATCGTACCCTGCTCTCGTCCTATCCGGCTCCGCGCTTTCCTTCCTTTAAGGCGCAGCTGGGCTCGTCTCGTCTCCTGTCGGCCGCTGCCCTTTTGGGGCAGATGCTACAGGGACGACCAGATGCAGGTGAGCGTTACGTCGCTTACACACGTAAGTGGCGCAAGCAGCAAACTCGCAACTGGTATAACAGACGTTCTTGACGTCTGTTAGTTCGCCCGCTTTGCGGGTATCCTCAACTAGGAAAGAAACCTTAAATGGCTTCGAACATCGTCCTTGCGGACGCGCAGGCAACCCCTGTCAATCACACCTTCATTCCCGTCGGTCGGGACAAGAACGGAGTCTTCTGGTTCGAAGATCAGTCTGCTGCCAACCAAATTGGCAACTGGCGGATCTCCGTCGAGATGACCCGTCCCCCTGTCCCTGCGGCATCGCAGAGCTCCTCCGGCCGCACCAACCGCGTGCGTATCGGTCTGCACGAGCCGATCCTCGAAACGGTGTCGAACAACACCGTCAGCGGGATCTCTCCTGCTCCGACCGTAAGCTACGTCAGTCGGTGCTACGAGGAGTTTGTGATGCCCGAACGCTCAACCCTTCAGAACCGCAAGGATTTGCGGAAGATGGCGGCCAGCCTCATGGCGGACACTCAAATCGTGTCCGTCGTTGAGAACCTGACCTACATCTCCTAAGCTTCATTTACTGGAGCTTAGATGAAGAGTTCGCAACACCTTTTGGGTGTAGAGCTTGCAGTTATGCAAGCTTTGCGAGAGAGCCTTCGACCGAGCCTGGAATTTGATAACGTTGCTGACTATGTCAACTTCGATATCGATCCCGGGCGTTACAGCTCTGAGCGGCAGTTCACAAAGGACTATGCGTATGTCTCCTTTCTTCGAAAGTGGAAAGGTTTCAAAGACAAAAACATAGACCCTGAAGGAACCGCTTTCTCTACTTGGATGGCATCCGAGAAGCAGTGCTTCGTTACCAACAGGAAACTCGAACTTGAGACGTCGACGGGTTCTTACTCCGTCGCGCCGTCGCTGATTGTCAGCGCACAGCGTAAAGTATCTCAAATCCTCGGCCCTGTAAATATCGAAGCTATCGCTGAGTTGTGCCGGTTCGGTAATGGCGCTACTTTCGACTTGCGTCGGGGTAGCACACATGCCGAGAAAAGCTGTAGACCTTCCGTCACTCTCGAGGCTATCCCTTGGGTATGTAAAGTCCTTTCGGGCGATACGTACTTGGGGACCCTCGTCGGTGGCCTTAATGACCTCACAGTCGTTAGGGCTAACCGAATGGTGATGGTTCCAAAGACCGTCAAGACGCATCGACCTATTGCGGCCGAACCTACGCTGAACTCTTATGTTCAGCAGGGTGTAGGTCGTTACATTAGGCAGAGGCTAAGGCGGTTTGGCGTAGATCTTGGTGACCAGACGATCAACCAGGATCTCGCTAGCATCGCACAGGCTTGGGGTCTCTCAACCCTTGACCTTAGCAGTGCTAGCGATACGCTTTGCGCCAATCTCGTTAAGTTGCTCTTACCACCTGAGTGGTATGAGCTCCTAGACGACCTTAGGTGTAGGTTCACTCTCTACAACGGTAAATATCACATGAACAGCAAGTTCTCGAGTATGGGCAATGCCTATACTTTTGAGCTTGAGTCTCTGATATTTCACTGTCTCGTGAGTGCAGCTTGCACCGTCGGCGTTTCCTCAGTATACGGGGATGACATCATCGTTCATAGTGACGATTACCAGTCTACGGTTAATATCTTAACTTGGGCTGGTTTCAACATAAATGAACGTAAGTCATTCACAAGAGGCTCTAGGTTTTTTGAGTCTTGTGGCAAGCATTATTTTGATGGTAGGGAAGTTACTCCCTGTTATCAAAAAGACGTCTGCCAGAGACCTCATGATCTCGTTCGCCTCCATAATCGTCTCGTGCGTGCTGGCATACGCCTTGACCTCCGACAGGAGTTCGAAGCGGCCGCCAGTGTTGTACGAGAGCGATCCCGTGCTGCCTTCGGTTCGAGAGGTCCGGGCGTCGGTCCATTAGTGGAGTATGATGAATACTTCATTAAAGAAGACTACGTCTGGTCTGATCCGTTAGCAGATCGCGTCCGAATTCGTAGTGCAGTTACCGTCCCAGTTACACGTAGGTGTGACGAAGACTGGCAACACATTGCTTATTACGGGCGCAAACTGAGGAACTCAGGCTTTCTGAATCCCGACCCTCACGGGCAGGTATCAGAGTCGTCTGAGTCAAAACTTCTCGTAGTAGAGAAGTACCATTGGCGAAGCTCGGCTTTACGCTGAGCTTAGGTCTACCCTCTATAGAAAATAGAGAGATGTCGCCTTAGGTAAGCGGCTGGAGAG